CTTGAATAGCTTGTTGACTTCAAGAAATACAAAATACTCTTTTGGATCTTTTGTTGGCCCTTCTGTGAATTCCAGTCGGAAGTTATTTGTGGTTGTACGCAGTGAATCTTTTCTCAAGATGCTGCAGGGGTCGCCGTCAGGGCTTACTCCTGTCGAGTTGAATCTGTCGTCTATATGATTCGAGCGGTCATTCAAAAAATGAACAGAGTTCCATCGCGCCATGTTGTTTCTGCGCGTGCCGAACTCAAGTTTGTCCCCGTTGACCGTGACCGTATCGGGGCCTGGTGTCCTTGTTGCCCTCTTCAGCGGGTC